CTGTATTCTAATATACGTGTCATAGGCTGGGTGTGGATCAGCACCACCATACACGTTGACCTTATCAAGAAAGCCTATAGGCCACATCGGTCGCATTTTGTCCGTCACAGACCTTTCGGCGTTCCACTGCTTAAGTGCAAGCGTGTGAATACGTTTGACGGCAGTAAAACCACCTCCAGGCTTATCGACTATCAGTGAGCCAGACATGACTCGACCTTTTTCAACAGCGCTTGATACGTAACCGTAAGTGTGATTTCCATCACTATCTTTGGACGTACGCGCGTCGGTGATTAGTTTTACAACCTGATCGGAACCGCAATCAAGTTGATCATCACCATTGTTTACTACTGAGTAAGGTAGCTCCCAGTTAAGGAACTTTTTGATGTTTCCCAACATGTTACCGAATATATCATCGGCAATAGTGATGGTATCCATTACCATACAAAGCTTAGCAAGCAACGAAGTCATTCCATTTCCAGATTTGTTACCTGAAAATAAAACACGATCGCGTTTAAACGGGTGTCCTACAAATATACCGTCTTTACCTTTTCGATCAACAGGTCTAGTATAATAACCAGAATACGTCATGTTTCGAATCCACTCTACTACCTTTGCGTCCCAGTATTCTTCCATTACCTCAAAGATGAGCTCGAAAAATTCGAACGGGATTGTTCGGTCATAATCCGAGACGTCCACTGCAGAAACGGCTCCCTTTTTGGAGACTTGATTTTCAGCAATTTCCTTAATGTCGGTCTGGTGGAAAGTTTTTGGAAAACGGTTAAACATAGACTTGAGTGTAGGTGTTGCGACACACTGTATTATCCAGTTTGCTTTCCATGGCGCAGCGATAATAACACGAGACCGCTGTGCACAATGGTTAGGATAGTGAATACCATCTATCGTTACTGTCTTGTCAGCTGGAAACAAGGATCCACGCTCGCCACCGGAAACAGCGTATTCGTAATCCATGACGATTCGCTGTTTTGTCGGGTCTTCGGGTTGAAGCCGAAGTCCTAGGTATGAGAAGAACATTACACCATGTTCGTTAAATAACTGCGTGTAATTATGAGCGTGAGATAGAGTGAGTGATCTGTCGAGCATCGACCAATCACTCATCATCCATCGGGAGTAGTCCTTCTTGTGTTGCGGATCTTTCATAAACTCAGGCCAGCCCTCAGTTGAGTTCTTAGTTACCTTAATATTCTCGGCTGATATTTCGCTAAATATTAAGCGAAGAAACTCTTTGCACAACTGGATGTGTTTAGGTTTTCGCCAGCCCTTGTTAAGGCCGAGCGATTTGCGTAACATATCATTACCTATCGGCACAAAGCTGATCGGGTTGTATGTATAACCAGAAACTGACCTTATCGCGTTAAAACTTTGATGTACACAACTCGGTCCTACAGACCCATCATCTTTAAGATCGATGGGCATAGCGTCGTTACATTCGTTACTTAGGTCCTCGGTAAAGTTAAGGAATTTTGGAGATAGCGAATATGTCTCCGGAAGTAGCGCCACGGATGATATCCGAGATAATGGACGGGCGTGTTGTGCCGGCCCATTCATAAACAGATTGCTAAGGTCAGACGTGTCAACGTTTGCGTATCTGTTC